AAGAGTAGCCATTCTTCCCGCAGTTTCGCTCTATAGAGTCGACATAATCATCAATCTCAAGCAGCTGCAGACCATAGTCTTTGCCTGATTTTCGTATTTCTTTTATGCCATCCACTTGGGCTTGAACTACAGCCCTACAATTCTTAGGCAGTCCAGTTTCCCCATAGGTGGGTTTGCTGTTTGGTTTTTCGCATCCGGTTAATAATATTGTTAGTAGTATTATGCTGTATCTCATAGGTATTTCCCCCACCTTAATGAGGGAAATATAGCACACAAATTAATCAAATAAATTAAATGTGCTTTGCGGTTGCTGCCCCGCATTCGCATACGGCACCCCCTGCTGCGGCTGTGACGAGAAGTATGTGCCGCTGCGTAGCTGACCAGCTTTTTGCTCACTGGATGCCAACCGAGCTTCTGCCATTTGAATTGCACGTGTGTAAATAGCCTCACGCTGCGCTCTTGGCAAGTTTGCTGAACCCTGAAGCTGAAGCAAGATAGCTCGCTCACCCTCAGTCGGCGCACCACCGAACGTAGCTTTCAGCATTTCTAATGCGTTACCGGTCACAATGTTATCAAGCATTGTGGTTGCAGTAGCTCGCTCATCTTCACCAATTAATCCGCGAATATTAGCCCGCTGCGCAGCGCCAACACCGTCGTATGCTTTCTTGCTGTACTCAAGTGCATCTTTCAGGTTTGTGATAGCGTTTCTGGTTGCAGACACTTTTTCATCTGTCTCAAGAATTGCATTTTGGATAGTTGAGTTCATTGCGCCCGACTGCTGCGCCTTAACTGGCTCACCAGTAGGCCCTGAAACTGGAATGCCACGGCCGCCCGGATAGACTGCATACCGCGTACCATCAGCCGCAGTGAAGTAGTCTAACGGCTTATTCTGCTGAACATAGAGATTTGCATCAAACTGTTCTTGCTGCTGCGCACGGTTTTTATCAGCCGTACTTGCGCCAACATCTGTTGCATAAATCGACGCATTTGTTGAGCGCTGATTGTTAATATCTGACTGCGCATTGTCAGCAGCATTATTTTGGGTTTGGTAAAGATAAGGAGCCACTTCTTTATTTGTTAATGCACTACCTTGAGCATATTTCTGCAATTCCTCAGGCGTCATGGTTTGAACAATTGCTGTTTCTTGCTGATATTGCTCAGGTGTGATTAGTCCTGTCTTTGCTAGACGATTTAAGCCAATCAAAACCTGACCCGGGTCGCCAGTCATAGCTGCTTGCTGAATCACATTCTCAATAGCTGCCTGTCTTTTGCCTGAATTATCCAAGCCATAACCCTGACCTTGGGTATTGTTTTTAAATGCTTCGGATTGCACCTTACCAATATCAGCAAGCACCTTTTGCTGTTCCAATTGGGCTTTAAATGCTGCAGCATCATCTTCTTTCAGCTGCGCTCGAAGTTGGCGACCAAAGAAGTTATTTTTTGCAAATGCTTGGCGCTGTGTCGGGTCTTCAATATCGCGCATACGGTTGACTTGGCTGCCAATTAGAAGCTTGGCGAAGTTTCCACCATCAGCAAAACCACTATTCACAGCCTCAATCATATCTGGTGACTGCCCCATCATAGGGATTCTTGGATCAATCATAACTCACCTCAAATAAACATCCCACCAATGCCACCAATAAGCCCACCAATCGCACCACCTAAAGCCTGTGTGCCTGCTGCACGTGCGTTCGCTGCTCCGATTGTTCCTGCCGCCTGAGCGTTAGCGCCTGCCATCGTATTGTTTGCCATAGCTTGCGCAGTCTGCATGCCTGCATTACCCACGCCAGCAGCAGCGTTTTGACCCATACCCACAATATTTGAAAGTCGATTGTAGGCATTGCCATATTCTTGACTCGCGTAGTCTTGAGCGTAATTATTCAATGCTTTTAGTGTCGCACCGCTTAATAAACCGCCCCGAGCAGCAGCGCTAGACTGCACGTTATCTAGGCCTTGGTTTAATCGAAATTGATAGCTTGGGTCTTGGCGCAACAGTTGCTCCGTATCCGCACCACCAAGTCCTGTTAAACCCATCAAACCAGTTAAGGCCTGTGTTCCTGCCTGCATATACGGCTTTTGATCCGCACGAACCTCATCAAACATTTCTTTTTGCATGTCTGATGCGTATCTTGACGCTGCTGCCTGGGTATTTGCTGCATTTTCTGCTGCTTTTGCTTGTTTTTTGCTTGAGCTGTACCCAAGCACACCACCAATAACCGATCCCATCACATCACCTTTATAAAAATAGTTTCAGATTTCTTAAACCCTTTTTTCATCCACATATCACCGCGATATTCAGGGTCTAAAGTCGATAAAGCCCATGTTTTACAGCCATTGTTTTTGATGTAGTTTTCACTATATTCAATGAGTTTTTTTGCATGTATCCGCTGGCTTGGTTCAACAAAAATCGCATCAGATACAGCCTGCTTGCACCCCTTGAATCGTGGCAATAGGTACATCACAACCCAGTGAAATCCAATCGGCTTGCCATTTTTACGCATCACAAGACAATGAAAGACATCCGCTTCCTCTGACTCTTGATATAGATCAGCGTCAAAATCTAGCGGCATGCCATAAATATCGCGCTCAGAAATACCGTGTACCTGCTGACACATCGGCATAATCTGATCAATGCAATCAATCCATTTTTCGCGCTGAATCGTAATCATGGTGCGGACTCCAATGCAGCCACACGCGCTTCAAGATTGGTGTAATTCGTGTTTAGTGTGCTGACGCTGTTTTGCAGATTAGAAACATTTGTATTTAGCGTATTGATACTACCCTGCAAACCTGAAATGTCGGAGTTAATCCCGTTAATTGCGTTATTAATATTGCTCAATGCGGTATTAATATTCTGAATGCTTGTTTGAATATTGGAGATTGAATCGCCTTGATCTACGATAGATTGATTCATTTCAGGCAATGAATACACACCTGTTTCATCAACCACAGCACCAAGTTTTTCAAAGAATCGAATCCAAACCTGGTGCAGCATGCCGTTTACATACATAGGCTGGTGGATTGGCACCTGATTTTTTTTTGCAATTGTCATTATCTCACCTTAGCCTTGGCACCTAATAAAATTAAGCGCCCTGCATCTGTCATACGAACTCGAAAGACACGACCAAAAGACTGTCCAAGCCTGCGAAATATCACCCGCTTCTCGTATTCACCGATGGCGCCGACATCGTTAGCTATTTCTGAAATTCTATCGTTTGACCATGTTTTGCCACGGTCATCCGACCAATCCAGCATAATTGTGGGCTTAGTGTTGCTGTCCTGCCCAACTTGGCAAGTCAATTCAACTTCATCAAAGATCATGCGAGTTGCATGTGGATTAATGCACGGTGTGGTGCGTTCACGGATAATCACTGCACCATCGTCAGTTTCAGCATCTGCATCAAGCATGTAGATATGCGGAAATTCACGATCACCAACTAAATGTTGGCCATTGAAATAACAGTGACAATACGCTCGGTGATGCTCTAAATTTGATGAATCTGCGTCATACCAAGCACGTTCATGCCACATCTGGGTTGATGCGTCATAGCACCATGTTTTACGGTCAGTCGGAAATGAAATGATGTAGAACGCATGGCCTTCGCGCTGATATGAAAAAGCGTATGCGTCGGCTGTGTTTTGGTATCGCGCAAGCTCCGACTCTAAAGCGTGATTGCTAATACGTGTCGTTTGATAGCCTTGCGTCATTACGATCTGATTGGAACCAAAGTCTGTTTGCGACAACCAGATCAAGCTTGAACCAAATTCAACAATACTATCTTTTGCTTTGCAGCCGGTTGGGATGTAAGCACCCGTTTGACGCACAAAAGGCGCATCATTCGAGCCTGTGCTCACCCAGACTTCTGTGGTCTTTTCGCCAATCAACCAAAGCAAGCCATTGTTCGCAATTACTCGTACAAGCTTGTCAGACTTACTTTCTGCGGTTGCATAGCTCAGTGCGTCGGTTTCATGTGTTAATAGTCCAGACCATTGAATCCGGCCTGAATCCGGCACCGTCCAGATAAAGCGTGAGTCCAGAAATGTGACTGTAGATGCACCAAAGAAGCCGTTTTGCACTGCATTACCATCATCAACCAGCACTTCGGTTAATGTGTCAGCTTCAATATCGTAAACGTGGCCAGTAAAGCCATATTCATCGTTACCGGTCATAAAGACCTGAAAGCCGTTATCAGCGAACGTGACTTTATCGAGTCCACGCAAATAACCCACATCACGCCACACGTCATCTTGAATAACGACCAGACGCATAGACACGACCACCAAAACACGGTCAGTCAGTGCATAAATACCACGTACTTTTGCTGAATATTGCTGTGACTCGCCGACAAACTCATACAGCTTGGTTAGACCCTCGGTTGGCAACAATGCAGATACTTGTGGGGCATTGCCACTTTCTACGGCCTGCGGATACAGGTTTAATGTGCGTTGGCAATCAATCGACCAATCTTTTAAATGGTATGACTGACCAACAATCGGTAGATCAATAACAGCCATGGCGCACCCCCACCGGCAAGTCATTCTGCACATAAAACGGTGTCGAGTTGCTGCGTTTCAACAATTCAACCGCCTGCCGCTGATTCATATACATTGTTTGTGTTGGCTCTACACCAAACATCGGCGCAATTTCCAGAGCCAGGCTTAGAATTAGCGGTCGCTCGTACTTAGTTGGCAGGTTAATTTCATCGAATGATTCAAGTT